ATGTTCTAAGACCATCTGGACTTCCTAACACACTATAACCACTATTGCTTACAAGTAAACCAGAATTAGTATTAGAATAATTTATAGCAATATTTTGTGAACCAGTTAATTGTGCTTGGCCAGCAGTTATCTTGTTAAACGGTAATGTACTTACATCAAATGTTCCAGTACTAGATAACGTTAAAGAAGATCCTAAAGAAGTTTTAAATAAAGTTCCTTCATCTGTTATTCCTAAAATACCATTTGCTGTGGTTACAGTTGTGGGTATATTAGTTATTTTTAAACTGCCATTTACAGTAACTAGTGAGCTAGTTAAAACAGTTGAGCTTGATGAAACATCTATTAAATTTGATATTTTTAAAGGTGTGTTTATATAATTATTGTTAGCATAACTATCAAATGTTAGTTCACTAAGAAGGTTATAATCAACACCGCTGCCACCAGTAGACTGCTTTAAAGTAGATTGTGTAATATTATATTGTCCTGTAGCATTTACATCAGTCGCTTTAAGTAACAAACTAGGACTTAAATTTCCAATAGGCGTAATTAAATTTAATGATTGATTTACATTATCCCAAGTAAAGTTAGAAGAAGCTCCTAAAGATCCACTGTTATTGTATTGTACTTCTGTATTATTACCAGCAGCAGGAGTAGTTGCATTAATCCATTTACTACCATCATACTTAATAACTTGATTGGGTTGTATGTTAGATATTGCTACATTGTGCAGCTCTTCTAACTCATAACCATTTTGTATTCTATAAATTATACGTCCATTTGTAGGACTAGTTCTAGCTACAATACCTATAAATACAGCGTGGTTAGGTGCCGTTGGTTTTACTCTAGTAACATAACCAGCAGTAGTTGGAGATAACCAAATAGCATCACCATCTAATAATGTATCAGAAGTAAACGGATATGGAGCACCGCCTGCTGCAGTTCTTGTATCTAAATCATGTAACGTACCTAAAGCAGCTACAAGACCGTCAGAGTTTAATCCTATATCATCAACAACTACACCAAAAGTTCCAGATGAAGTTGCTTCTGTATCTGCTTGTGCTTTATAAGCATTAGGTCTATTACCAGTAGAACCATTTAAGTAAACTATAGTACCTCTTCTAAGTATATCTGAAACTGAAGGATTCCTAACAGTTACAGCAACTGTTTCAGAATAATCTACAACACCATCGTCATCAATATCATACGTAGTTTTTTGCATATCTCCAGTACCTATAGTGATCGTAGTATTTTGCCACTGAGAGGTAGTTGAATTATACTGAAGAATTTGACCATTATTTACAGATGCAATTGTAACATCAGTTAAATCATTAATGCTGGAAATAGCATTAGAGATTTGTATATAAAGAGAACCTGTCCACCTGTAAGATCTATTTTGAAGTAAATCTACATATATCTTTCCTGTTTCTCCATTTATTATTGTAGTAAATCCTGCATCAGAGTAAAAAGCAGTTCCACTATAATAACCTTCAATTACATCGTCTACGTAAGAAGGTAATTGAGCAGTAGGAACTTTGCCTCCAACTAAATCAGCTTTTGAAGCAAGTGCATCAAAAACTCCGTTAGATGAAACAGCATTGTTACTACCATCTGTAGGAATAGAATCTACTAATACTTGAGTTGGGATAGTTGGCTTGTTAAGAATCTGAGCATCTCCGCTAGTTGCATTCCAGTCAGCATTAACATTGACTTCTGCTCCAGCAGCTATTCCAGCTAATTTACTTTTTTCAGCAGTAGTATAATTATTGTCAGTATGAACATATGCAGCATCTATAACAGTATTAGCATTATATGGTTGAACAGTAGTACCTATTGCTGTTCCTGTAAGATATCCTGCTAAAGCATGATTACCCCAAGAGAAAGCTGTATTCCAGTTAGCAGAGTTATTTGTAATAGAAGTTCCCCAAGCACTTCCAGTTGATACTGGAATACCTGCAGGGGGGTATATCATTGATGTTATATTCCATGACCTATCTTGGGATAAATCATATGTAGTACCATTTATTGTAAGTGTTCTAGTCAAAGGCACGAAGCTAGTAGCTCCGCCAGTTTCATTTCCTGGTACCCAGTTTGTTCCATCTCACTTTATTATTTGATTTACTGTAGCTCCGCTTTGAGCAAGTTTACTTAGAGTAACACCTTTATTACTTATGTCTAACGGCATTAACACTGTTCCACTTCCAGTCAGTGCAGAAGAAGTATGGGCCCCTTCCCAAGAAAGAGGGCTCAAGGTACTACCATTACCAATAAGTCCATTTCCTATGGTAAGGCTTGCTGGGGGAGTATTCCCTATTAATAATTGAAGGGCCTCATATAGATTAACGGAATCGTTATAAGGCGCTATTCCTCTAGACGCAGTTGGAAAGTTGTCAGGCTTTCTCGATACGTTTATTGGAATATTTATTTCTTTAATTTTATCTATTGTTAATGCCATACTATAATTGAGTTAATGATATACATTCAGAATCTGTTAGTGTACTTGGTAAAAACCACAATCCATGTATATCTAATGGGTGTTGTGGTGGAGATGTTGTACCAAAGTATTGAAAGTTTGTAGTTGTTACAGAACTATTATTAATAACTTTTACACCATTTTCAAAAACAGATATTGATGAGTTTGCCCAAGTAACTAAAAGTTTTACTTCATCTGCAGTTGTTGTATGAGTAGCGTTTTCTACTGAAATAATTAATCTTGAACTTGTAGTGTTACTAACACCCCCACTTACAAATATCCCATTTCCAGTAGCATTTGCTCCAGTACTAAGTCCTAATATTGGAAAAAGAGATCCTTGCCTTATTAAAGAAGTGTTGTTAATAATATGCATAAACATAGATCCAGTAGAAGATCCTACTATACCATCAGTAATCATATTTACTTTAATAAAGTAATCGCCAGTTCTAGTATTAGCTGTAGTTGTTGAACCTATGTAATTTGTCGGATAGTTACTTAATTCTAATTGGGCTTTTGTTACCGTGCCTGTTATAGTTAAAACTAAACTTGTTCCTGTAGAAGTAAAAGTAAATACTTTTCTTGTGTTAACACCATCTCCAACTACAGTTGCTGAAAAAGCATTACTTAAAGTAATAGTTCCAGTACCATAAAAAGATAATGTATAAGTGCTGGCAGTAACTGTTATTGTTTGTGTACTGGGAGTATCAGAGTTTAAAATTAAATTAGTTCTTTGTGGAAGTATTCTAATTGCAGATTTATTATTAGTATAATTTATTCTTGGTATATGTTGACTATTATCTGCATTTATATAGGGCATCATAATAGTACCCTCGTTAATTTGAACTCCCCACACGCTTACATCTGAAGCTGTAGGAATAACAAATCTAATGTCGCTATTTCCAGTACTTATAAAAGATATTCTTTTCCAATTACTATCCGCAGTATTTATAATGGTACCTGCAAGTGTTTGAATTTGATACGTACTAGCAGTGTTAGATTTTACCCACATAGATACCGTATACGTTTTTGTTAATACTGGGGTAAAAGAAATTTGCGTAATACCGTATCCAGTTGTAACAATTCTTGTAGCATCATTTACATTTATAGGACTTGTGCTATAATTAGTAGTTATTGTTGTTGCAGCAATAGCTACAAGAGTTCCTGAACATAAATTATACGGAAAATATTCTACATTACCGTCGCTATTTATTCTTGTATCACCTGAAGCAGATGTTCGTGAATAAGTAACTGTATAATTTGCGTTATTTTTTAATAAATACAATTTACTTCTAGAGTAAGCGCTTGTAGATAAAAAAGTTACGTTATTAGTGTTTACAATTCTTTTTAATGTTTGAATATCATAATTTAATTTTTCAGGTTGCTCTACAATCCCTTTATTTGTAGCTACATTAGCAAAATGTGAATAGATTGCGTTATCGTATTGTAATGTTGTAAGCATACCTTAAAAGTTTAGTACATAAGCACCGTAGAAATTATTACCGTCATAAATAAGAGTAATGATATCGGTTTTATTTGCAGTTGTTGTTAATACAGGAGCAATACCACCGGACCATTTTACATTAACAGGCCATGTTACGTTTTTTCCGCCAGTACCATCTTGCGTTATTCTAAAAACAAAAGTACCTAATCTTGGAGATGTAAAACTAATAGTTGTACTGACATTAAGAGTGAGATTAAATATTTCTGCGTTAGTTAAATTCAGAGTAATATTTGCGTCATTAACAGTTGCGCTTATTCCTCTTACAGGATTGCTTCAAGTGGCAGTCGTTCCATCTGTAAATAAGAATTTTCCATCGTTTCCTGTTTGAGAGGGTAGTGCATTTACAGTAGCCCAACTGAGAGTTGCGCCATCAGTAGTTAGGTATTTTCCAATATTACCTGTTTGATCAGGTAGTGAAGTTCCTCCTCCACCAATTACTTTTAGTGGATTGGCTCTTGTTCCATCCCCATAAAGTGTAGAATCGTGATAAACTTTATATAATGGTTCATCAACTTTAAGTAGGGACTCAGAGAATGTATTTCTTTGTATAAACATAATAGAGTAGTTTTATGGGAAATAAAAAAGGGGAACGGGTTTCCCCATCCCCCTTTAGGTGATTATTCTTTAATAGCTGTGTTTCCAGTAGATTCTAACCAGCTGTTCATTGCCGCCTCGAAAAGGGCAATAAGTGGGTTAGTGGCAATACCGGTAGAGTAACGTGGTATCAAAACAACTTCGCGCTTAGGCGCATAAACCAAGGAGTTAATATCTGGGTTAGATGTAGTTCCGTGGTTTATTACATAGGTGTTATAAACTGTACCATCTACAATTGGTGATGGGAAATTGATAACTGGATCAGTAGTGTGTTTCTGTGTGTACTTACGCTGACCAGCAGTATTCTTATACCACAGATCAAGTTGACGAGAAAATCCTTGACCTTCATCGAGGTTAGTAAAAGAAGCGCATTGTACAGTGTTAAAATCAAAACCAGAAGGAAGTCCTACTTGAAGGTTAACTTTAACTTGAGGAATCCAATCTTCGTAAACTGGCTTGTGGTCAAGAGCTACGAACATCAGACCAGAAATCAAACCACCAGTAGCGCTAGCAGCACTAGCCAGATCTATAGTGTAAACATAAGAAGTGGCTGGAGTGAAACCTGAATTAGTTGCTGCGTTAACTATAGAAGTCAACATGGCTTGCGTAAGAGTGATTGAACGTACGATTCCTTTGTAATTAAATACGGCTAAAGTTGAACCTGCAGTAAGTGAGTCGATTGCTGTACCATTAGTAGCTACAGTTCCAATACCAAGAGCAATTACTGGAGAAGTTCCACGATAGCGGTTGAAAGAAAGAAACGCACTAGAGTTGCGGTTTACTTCGTAACCAAGATTGGTGAGAATGTAATCAATTTTAAGATCGTTGTTAAAACCAACTGCCCAATTTGGTGTAGTTGTAGAAACAGTCAGGTTAGCAGATTGAACTTGTGTAGCCATCAGTTCATCGTAACGACGTGAACGGAAACCAATGTTCAAACGATATTCAGTGCTGTTAAGTGTGTTTACTGCAGCTGCTGCGTTTGTACTAGGAGCACCTACTACCCATACATTATGAGCATCAAGGCGATAAGCCTGTTTAGTAACAATTATATTATTTTGACGACCGCTTATATCCTGGGTCTTCTCAAACGGACGGACCCACAGCGGATAAGTAGCTGAAGATCCGACAACGTTTGCAGAATATTGTGTGCCTTGGTAAATACCAATTACTGGTGCTTCTGTAAAAGTAGGGGTAGCGTCTGTGAAACTGTTCATAGCAATTCCGCCGTAAGGAGAAACAGAAACGATACCAAGCTGACCATCAGCAAGGTTAATGTTACCGTTAGAACCTACCAAAGTTCCTGATGTAGGAAGAGCGCCTTGTGCTGCTTTAGCAACAACAAAAGTTTCAACACCGCGTTTTTGTGAATTTGTCGGGATCATGTTTTAATAAGGTTTATTCATGTATTACAGTTTTCTTTTCTCTAACTGTAATGTATTCTGGATTGAGTGAATTCTGCGCAGCTAACTGACAAGCAATATCTACAATTTCACGATGGGTATGCTCAGCGGTCTCTAGGGTAGAGGGCGGATAAGTAATACCATCTATGTAAGCATAGTTACCAAAAGATACTCTGTTTGGATACTTAACATATTCAACTGCTACTGAAGTTATATTTTGTGTACTGTATATATAAATAGATGACCCTGTATTATTAGAATTCTTTCCTATATTATATGGTATAAACTCTTTGGAATCTTTATTAAATGGGTCTCTTAGGGCTTCGTTTATGTCATCATGTTGTGTAAATTTAAGAGGAACTCTTAAAGTACAATCTGCATTAGTGACAATAGCGTAAGCATTTATTAGTTGTAAATAGGGTAGAGTCGTTGTTGTTAAATCTACTTCATAAACACCTGGAGAAACTACTGTAGGAGTTATGTAAGGTTGAACTGGAAAATTAACAACTAAATTACCAAGATCATCAATTCTTTTTTGAAGAGTTTCAAACCCTGATCTTTTCATATTAGTTGTCCCCATTCTTTGTTTTACAAAGATCAACTGAGCCTCATTTAACAAAAAGTCAATTTCAGCAGGATTGAAGTCAGGGTTAGCAAGTGAATCTATTCTATCTAAATTTAATTTAAATTGATAATGTAGTTCTTGGATAGACATTATTAAAGCTTAGCTTTTATCTGAGCCTTCAATTCGTCATACTCGTCTTTCTTCTTAGGGTTAAGCAAGAAGTCTACTGCTTCTGAGTATTTATCTCCAATTACAAGAGTAGCACCACTCTCTCGTATCCAAGTCCAGATATCTTGTTTAGAGTAAACTAGCCTCACCTCTTGAGCTTGCTTTAACATATACATAACCTCAAACTTGGCCTTACCATCAGCAGTTTTAAGTAACGACATATAGTGGTTAAACTTATCTATGTTCTTGCCTGCGGGCGAGGTTGTTGCGTCAATATAGTCAAAGAGCAAATTGTGGATCTGTTCTGTAGATAGTTTAGTGCGGCTACTTGCAACATCAAGAAGCGCAATAAGTTTTTGTTTTACTGAATCTGTAAGATGTGAATCATGTAAAAAAGAGAACGCCTTAGTTTTAGCTTGCGTACGCTTATACTTGATTTCTTCAGATTCATTTTCAAGGGCAATATAATGAGTAGCTTTTGGCCACTTGTGTTCCCTCCATTCTTTTTCAGAGTTAGCAACTTTAGATGATGCGAGCATTACATAATAACCTATTTCATCATCCATTTTAGAAAGATCTAAAACAGTTGTTCCATCTAGTAGTTGCCAAGATTTATTAAAGTAATAACCAAGGTCTGCGCCTGATCCTTTATAATCTTTAGGAGGGAGTGCGTTTGAAAAGAATCCTTTGGGCTTACCCCACTTCTTTTCTAGAAAAGTTTGAATAGTTATTTGTTCACCATTCTCGTCTTTTTCTACTTGTCCTGTTGCAGGATCTACTTTATAATTATATGATATATAGTTTGCAAGTCCTCCGATCTTTTGAGAAGGAAGGGCTACCAACGAATCAGTAGCCCTACCAACTTTCGTCTTTTTCATTTTAAGACCTGAGGATGTTGAAACCCAGTCTGATATTCCCGTAGCTGTTTGACGAGGAATAGACATAATGAAGACTAATTTAGACATAAATTTTCTTTCTTCTTATTTGCATTAAACAAAAAGTCTGCGTGCTATTCAGGACGCATATTAAGTAACTTTTTAGAAATGTATAATTTGTTAATGAGTAACAACGTATTAAGAGCTGTTACAGCTATAGTTGCCGGTGACAATAATGTAGCAAGTTGAGCAGCGTTAGTAATAGTTACTAAGCCTCTAAAACACGTCATCTCTTTACTACCCAACTTAAGTGCTTTTTGTAGGTTCGGTAATTTATTTTGTGACAAATAAACAGTAGCTATCATGCTACTCAGCACCACCAGCAGGTTTATTAAGGTTAGTGTTTGTTCCATCTATATTTACATATTTAGCCAGTATTTTTTCAGCGTTCGCCATTATAAAATTTATAATTTTCATGGAAACAAGTCCCAATATAAATCCTATTCCGGAAGAAAACTGATTGTCTACAGATAAATAGTGCGACATTACTGGATGCAAATAGGCTGCTGTGGAAGCACCGCCTATTATTAATAGAAGGGCTCTGGAGAAAGATAATCTAGTTTCATAAGTTAACGAAACAATTCCTCCAATAAGTCCTGCTACGAGGACGGACAACTTAATCCCAAGTTGTTCCTCTATATTCATTAGTTATCGTAATCTGTGATAAGCTCGCCGCAAGAAGTAACATCGCGGATGATTGCGCCCATTGTACCTTCGATGGCTACAGTGTAACCAGCTTTAGCAGTTACAGCCATACCTTTGTTAGTGATCGGACCCATTGGGGTAACTGATCCAGGAACGTAGAAGTAACGGAAAGTGTCTTTAACTTTGAGCAGCTCAATATTCTTACCAAGACCTTTAGCTGTTTCTACACCACGACCTTCGATGTTGAGGAAAGTCATACGAGCAGAATCAATTGGAATGTTGGGGTACTGTGGGTGCATCTTCTTGCAGTAGCGAAGATCGTCGTAAAGTGGGTTGTGGATAAGACGGATGTCTATTCCCAGAGGACCAGTGTAACGAACGAACTGCGCACCAAATGCCAGACCTGGAGTTGAGGAATTAGGATTGGATTCGCTACGGATGTAGTTAGAATCTACAGTCAAGAAACCGTTAGCAACAGCAGTGAGGGCATTGTGGAAAAGAAGTGATCCAAGCTGACCAGTCATAAGAGTGATACCGCGATTTGCTTCATCTGTACGACCGAAGAAGATGTTGAGCAGGAAGTCTTGGAGGAGGTTTACAGTCAAAGGACCGTTAACATACTGAACCCAAGAGTCTTTCAGCTGCTGGCGAATACCAGCGCCTGTCTTCTGCCAGTATCCATCAGGACCTGTCATAGTTGATTTCTCACCATAAACAAGTGCCCATTCCATGGATTTGTACAGCTCATCAACCATCATAGCTTCTGCGTAAGGCAGGAACTTGTTTACAGTGGAAGAACGGCCATTGTAGTCAGTGGACATGAATTCAAAACCAAGACGACCTTGCTGGCGCCATGCTTTATCGGTAACATCAATTTTTTGACCGAAAGCACCAATCTGAGACTCAAGTTCAAAGATTGCTGGGTACTGCTGAGTACCAAACCACTGGTTCATTTCAGAAGGAACTGCAGTAGATACTTTGCACCACTCACGACCTGGGTTCAGGTATTGAGCATCAAGATATTTGGTTGGATCGTCGGTGATCAGTTTAAGAGTGTAGATAGTACCAGTACCATCGCTTACTTTGTCTACAACTTGTACATTGTAGTCATTGTCTTCAGGAACAAGGATATCTGGGTAAGCGTAGTAATCCAGATCAAGTTTAACACGGAACTGAGTGTTGTTGATACCTGGGGTAAGGTTAGAAGAAGATTCTACGTTTTCGATAACGCGAGCGCACTTGTATTCTGCACCCTGAAGACGCCAGCGAACGATCTCTGTTTCTACTTCAGTACCACCGTTAGTACCCATACCAACGAGATTAAGGAAAGGTTTTACTTTAAAAAACTGTGAGCCAGAAGAGTAGATCTTCATAAGTGCTCCGGGCAAGTAGTGCGGCTTACCAGTTTCGTAAGCGGCTGCCAAGTAATCGGAATCAATGAAGTTGCCTCCAAAGGAATCCCAATGTTTAATAATTAAGGAAGATTGAGGATTAGCCATAAATTAATTTACATAGACTGATTAAATACATCCCAGTCAAAGTCTTTTGAAGACTGTGGACGCGTAGAAGATTTCTGAACTTGTTTAGGATCTATTGCTTTAGACAATAGTGTTTGGAATTGTTGTGTTGCTTTTGTTTTAACCCTTTTTTCAAGGCGGTCTGAAGAAAAACCAGACGAAGGATCATACTCTAAAAGCAGGTCAGCAAGCTGAGCTTGATGTTCTGGATTTTGCAATATAGAGTTTATGGCATAATTAAAACCAGTAGTAACTCCTTCTTGCGTATTAACGGGTTCAAAAAAGAACGCCTTTATTTTATTTCTTCTTTGTGGATGAATAGTTTGTGAAGACTCTATTGCAGAATGAAGAGCTTGAGTTTTTTGCTCCATCATTTGTCTTTGACGTTCCTGCTGAATCTTAGCTTCTTGAATCATACCATACTTCTTTTGTTCTTGTAAGGAAAGAAGTTCTCTATAAGACTCAGCAGCTTCAGAAGCTAATTCGTCTTCATCTTCTGCTATTCTTGAAACTATTTTATTTATCTTTTCATCCGGATAATTAGATGTCTCTCTCAATGCTAAATACACAGCTCTTCTTTGTCCTTCTGTGGTTGATATATCAACAGTTGCAAGAGGGTCTTGATTATAAAGATTCATAAAGTCAACTACAGAATTTCCACCATTAGCTACATATTCTAACACAGGTTTAAAATCATCTGGAAGACTATTAAAGATTGTCTCTAGTGCTTCTTGTTGACGCTTTTGTTTTGTGTATTGAAATACTTGCTGAAGTTGATCTGGTGTACCTTTAAAATCAAACTCTTCAGGAATATCTACAAGTTCATTTTGCTGTAAAAAATCTATGTAAGCTTGTAGCTTATCATCTACTTCTTCAGATGTTTCTTGTGGAGGTTCCGAAGGGGACTGGGGCTCTTCATTAACTGGAGTTTCTTCGTTTTCCTGTTCTATTTCAGTAGGTTCTTCAGTAGTTTGTGCTTTAGCATCTCCAAACATTGAGGAGAAAAAGTCATCGTTTTCGTTTATCATGTAAAATTACTATGTTTATTATTGTGCAACAAAAGACTTAGTTAAAAATCGTTTTTATTTATATAGCCAAGTTACTATTTAGATGATTTTCTAGCTTTTATTTTAAGGTCTTTTTCTTTTAGATCTGATTCTTTTTCAAATTTCTTTTCAGCTAAATCAAGCTCTCTTTCACGTAGATTTTGATCCGAAATAAATTTCTGTATCTCGAGTGGATCAGGAATACCGTTATTATCTATATCAATATCCTTTTGGAATTTAAATACTTCTATCTGAGCTAAACGTTCTTTATGTTCAAAGAGCCTGTCTTGCATCATTATATCAAACTGTTGTTGAGCTTGTTGCTGCTGTTGGGCTGCTTCTATTTGCTGCTGTTGAGATTGTTGTTCCCGTTTAAAGGTTTCTTCTTCAGACTGCCTGATAGCTGCTTTAAGTTCGGCAGAAGAATTCGCTTCGTAAAGAGTAATAAGATCAGAGAATGTAGCGCGATTTGTATTAAGTAGGCCATCAGATATACTTTTAAGGGCTGAGAACATTTCGTATTCTTTGCCAGAATCTGTAAGGAAAACACCTAGGTCGCAATTAGAAACATCTTCTGGAGAAAGTTCAAGTGTAGAAAGAGACATATCATCTAACACGTACTGCTTAATAACTGACTTACCTTTCCAAACGTGCTGAGCAACATGGATAAGAGCAGTTAATGCTTTTTCCCACATCTTAGCGTGGCTTTGAAAGTATATCTCAGTAATAAGAGCTGACATTTGTATGTTACTCTGAGCATTTGATACAGCTTCAGTTGGAGTAGTTTGTCCTTCTCTTTGTCTAGATACACCGGCTACTTCAGAGATTTGGTTATCAAGAGCTGCAAGTATATTAATGTAATTCATTATATACTGCATATTTGACATATCTGTTTCTGAAGCTATCTTACCTCTTTGAGCTTGTCCTGGTTCATCCGCATTTGCAAGGGGGTTGAATATATCAAGGTTCATTTCCTTAAGGTAATATAGTGTTTTCTCTATACCAATTTTTGGATCTACCATAGATACATCAAAGTGGAATACCTTACCTTGATCTTGAGCAATGAGCTTTTTAAGCTTATGCATTACTATAAAGTAAAGATACTGAAAAGGTTTCATCCTATCCATCAAGGAAACAGACTCAGCATTTGTAGCATTATAAACTATGCCATGATATCCTAAGGAAACATCATAAGGATCGTCCATAGATCTAAACTGAACTTCTTTAGGACCAACCATAGTGTAAATATCGTGACCTATTTTAGTAGCAGTCCATACTTCTGGAATATAATCCCAATTAAGTTTATACACAGAATCTTCTAATTTCCAAATGTAGTACTCAGTCTTTACACCATATCTACCACGAACTATTTCTTTGGTAAACTCAGTTGGGATTTCGAAATCCTCAGAAACAATAGTAGTTTCTTCTTCACCATACTCATTAAACATAGTAAGAAATCCTACTTTTCTTTGGGATACCCATTCAACGTGTGATACGCGCACGTCCGTGTGTGAGCTTTTCCCATAAGATCCTTGGGTAGTTGTATAAGTATCGTGATAGACTGGATCATAAGGAAGATTACCATACTTGGCGTTTTGCTCCATTGAGAATTCTCTAAGTGCATTTGTATCACCAAAAGCAGTATCTATCTTCTCAATATCTTCTTGAGATAAATACTTTCCATAACGATCTAGTACCTCTGCTTGAGTCATAAATGTAGTATAACCGGCGTAAAGAGATTTTTGAATCCACTTTGTTTCTCCACTCTTATGATAGAAAAATCCTAGTGGATTAATAACTTCAATATGTGGTTCATCTCCATTAGTACCTACATAAACTACTTCTTCTCCAGATATAAGGGCATGCTTAAAAGCATCGGTCTTAATATCTTTTATATCCATTTTACGATAAAGATACTGAAGAATATTTTGAGCAAGTATCTCCCTTCTTTCACGATAAGAATACCTCATATATTTATCAAGATCTTTTGGATTAATAATATGCTCTTGATGAACTTCTAAGAGCTCTGGGGAATAAATATCTGAGAGAGAAGAGATTGTTTGTTTTATTACAGAATCAATATAATTACGAAGCATTGCGTCTCTTTGCGAGAGCTTTGAACGAACTCCTTCTGCGTTTACTAATATTGTCCTAAAGTTAAAGGGCCTTTTAGATTCATCAGAAAGAAGTATTTGTATTTTATTATAAGTCTTATTGTAGGGTTGTATAGCATCCTTAAATTGACCTACATCAAGTCCTAATGGGTTACACTCTCTTTCAAAATCAAACTGGTTTAGTTGATTATTGTAAAGTTGGTAATTTGATAATTTTCTTTGGTAGGAAGAGTTATACTTATTCACAACTCCTTCATCTTGAGGAGAATATGACAGTATAGAATCTACCACATCCTTTGCCCACTTAAAGTTACTAGAAGCTTTACGTGAATAAGGAAGGCGTTGTTTTGGGAAGTTGTACATTGAATAGTCTGGTGTTGTTTACAAATAACCTATCAAAGTCCTTCTCAAATTGAGAAAGCTCCTTATCGGTTATGGATTTTTTGCGACTAAGATTGGATATTTCTTCTAGACCTAAAACACATCCTATTAACGAAGATACCCTATCAAAGTTGCCATCGAGGTTATAAGAGATTAATTCTTGTAATAATCCTATATCGGGTATTACATCTAAATTGCGTCTATTATCTCCTCTTTCTTCTAAGAGGAAAGAACGAACATATTGAAGTGCTTCTCATTTAACTTTATCGTTTGATAAGGGGTAACCATAAATAATCTGGGGCCCTGTATCATAAGAAGCTTTTTTATTAAAAATAGTAACTGGTTGTCTAGCCAAAAGATCTAGACGGCGTATTTTATCAAAGTAATCTTTTACGTTACCTACGTTATTCTCAAAGTATATTTTAGCATTACCATAAAACAAGGAGAGTTTGTATAACGTCTCATTAACTTGATTTTTACCTAGGTAAGGTCTACCTATATATGTAGCAACTATTTCTGAATATCCAACAGTGGAAGGATACTTGTTAGTCTTCATAACATAGACGGCAGCTAAAGATCCACCAGTTGAAGTATCATCTTTATAAGGGTCACAACCTATTATATAAGCTCCTTCTGGAACATGATCATCTACTAGTTTTGGGAATTCGTATATCATAACCGCTCCTTCTACATCATCTCCTTCGTAAGGAAATCTTGTTATAGCAGTTAGTTTAGTATTTATTTCGTAATTAACTCCATTATAAACTTTAGCGGCGGGATCAAAAAACAGAGTCACTTTATTAGAGTAATCCTCCATCTTTTGAGATTGCACTTCTGAAAGACGTCTTCTAAGTTCTGCTGTTGGGAATATATTAGCAGTCTTGGTTAAGAACATTTCTGAAGGAACTATTGGACGATATTGAAGCTCTTTATTTAAAGCTTCGGAACCGCCTGAATCTCCAGCCTTTTGTTTACGAACTGTTAAGAGAGCTTTTTTAGCTGCCTCTTCATTTGTAACTCAGTTCTCATCTTTATACTCATTAAGAACTTGATAAGCTGGGAGAAAGTATCCTATTTGACCCCTATGCTCCCATATATCTTCAAACGTTAAGATATCATATCTATTAGGTTCATAAAACATCTCAGCAGCATCAATAGTTCCTTTCTCCATATCACCACCAGTACCAATCATCATAAGCATACCTGTTTTCCTAAGACCGTTACGAAGGTTATCCACCGTATTTGTGTAAACCTGTTTTAAGTTAGAGAACATACCTATCTCTTCTAATACTAAAAGAAGAGGTCGAGTACCTTGAGCTGCAAATGGGTTAGCAGAAAAAGATCTATGCTTAATAGATGACTTAGATCCCGCAATTATCCAAGCTCCATTCTCACGTTTTTTATACTCAGCAACTATCTCTTTATTAACATCCCAAGACCCCCTGAATCTTTTAGAAAAAGGAGCTGGATAGGTCCTGTCAAAAGTAGATATTTTACCGGGAAGCCAATCAAATGCATCCCTTGTTTTTTTAAGTAGATCTGCTGATTTATCTGACTTTTCAGCACCAACTAATATCTCAGCTGGGGAGGGGTACTTTATACTTTCTTCATTATAATAAGTAGCTCCATCAAAAAGATAGTTGTGTGCTATAAGTCCTGATACCTGATAAGACTTACCAGACTCTCGAGATCCAAGTAGCATAAAATTCTGTAGATTATTCTCAAACAAAGGAGCACCTAAGGGATAATCATAGGTTTGGAATAAAGCCTTTCGCGCGGGAATGTAAGTTTTACGAGAACCTGTGGAGGATATAGTATTTGGATAATACTTTAATAAGGTATCATCATCTATATCTGTTAAAAGTATTCTATGAGAGGAGTATTCATCATCGTCTTTAAAGCCAGAGAATCCACGGGCTTCAGTGTAATAATTAAAAAAGTTATATTCTACATCCCTGAGTCAAGGTCTACCAAAAGACTTTACAGATGAGTGAATAGATTTATTTAGCCTTATTGTATGGAAGTTTATATAATAGTAAAGGGCTGGGGGAACAAATGTCCCGCCAGCCCAGTAACCTTCGATACAACGCCGTTTCTGTTCGCGTCAAAATGTTTTATAATCTATTGATAGAGGATGATACTCAGGGACTTCTTTTATTATAAAGTCTCTGTTATTGAACATAGTCTGGTGATGGTGGAGTATATGGGGGCGTCCTATCTACATTAACCATCGCAGTGTCAGAAAGAATTATCATATTAGCTGCAGAAACAGCATTCTTAACTGCTTGTGTAACTACCATAGTTGGATCAATAATACCAGCTGCTTTTAAATCTTTATACTCAAAGCTTTTAGCATCGAATCCAAAACTAGTGTCCGTAGATGCCTCTAATGTAGCAAGTACCATATCTGGACTCTTACCCGCATTAAAAACTATACGTCTAAGTGGCTCTTTTATAGCATTAACGTATGCTTTTGTTATAGGATCATCAGTAGTTATCTTAGATGAAGCATAAAGAAGTGCAGTACCACCTCCGGGGAGATAACCTTCAACAATTGTTGCTGCAATAGCTTTAAGAGCATCTTCTACCCTATCTTTTTTCTCTTTTAATTCTGTTTCTGTAGCAGCCCCAACATTAATAATTGCTACTTTAGCTTTAAGATCCGCAAGTCTTTTCTGATACTGTTGTAAAAGATAAGGATTATCAGAATCTTGGAGCATTTTAGAGTTTATTAACTGAACTCTTTGGTCAACCTTATCAGCGTTTTTATCTGGATTAATAAATACAGTCTTATCTTTAGAGATAACTACCTTTTCTGCAGAACCAAAATTAATAGGGGAAACATCAAGGGTTGCTCTAGAGGCATCTGTTGTTGTAAATATATTAGAAGAGGTTATAGCTGCAAGATCTTGAAGCAGTTCCGCTCTATTTTCTCCATAAGAAGGAGCTTCTACAGCAACTACGGATATTCTTTGTTGTAACTTATTAATTATAAGGAGCTGTAGAGCTTGACCATCAATAGCATCAGCAATAATAAGGAGCGGCTTTCTACGAGATGCTGCATACTCCAAAATTGGGATTACTTCATCTGTGTGTCTAAGCTTATTATCAGTAATAAATATAAGGGGGTTTTCTAAAACTGCTTCTCCTTTAGCGGAATCTGTAATAAAATAAGGGGAAGCATAACCTTTAGATATAGATACTCCAGGTACAGCCTCAAGATAAGTATTACCTGTCTTAGATTCTCCCATAGACACTAAACCATCTGTACCAACATACTCATAAGCAGAAAGAATGAGGACACCAATGTCAGAATCATTATTAGCAGATATAGTAGCCACATCATAAATATCTTGTGGCTTAAGTTCTCCAGTAGATAACTTATTAAGCTGTACAATAGTCTGGTGTTTTAAAGTCTCAAAGACTCTTTTAATTTCTATGGGCTGATAACCAACAGAAATAAGTTTAAATGCCTCTTGTACTAAAGCCGAAGCAATAACAGTTGAGGTAGTAGTGCCATCTCCAGCAGTAGAAGCAGTTTTAGCAGCAGCTTGCTTAAGAATATCCACAGCTAAGTTCTCAACTGGGTCTTCTAAAGCTATATGTTTAGCAACTGTTACACCATCTTTAGTTACAGTAGTTGCTCCATAGGGAGTTTCGATTATTACATTCTTACCCATTGGTCCTAATGTAGACCCAACAGCATTAGAAATTTTTTCTACACCTTTAAGTAATTTTTCTCTTGTTTCTTCTTTAAACGTAACTTGTTTAGTTGGCGTCATTTTGTAAATCTTTTAATTTGTCCAAATTAAGGGGTGAATTTTTATACCAAGTATTAGGATGATGATTCTTAACGTGAGTAAGTAGGTTCATCTTTAAATTAGATGTCATAGAATCAACATAAGTATCCATTTTATGGAATTCATCCTGTGGTATTGTTACAGAAAGCTCTTGCTCATATGGCCAAAGCTCATATTTAATTGATACTTTGATCTTCATTTTGAGTTTAGTTAACTCTGTAGAGCCAATTTGCAATATCTGCGTCGTGCACAGCGTCTTTTTGTGTAACCATGTTCATTCTATACTCAGAAAGAAGATAATTACCAAAGTCTATGAGTTCAGTAAGTGTAAATTTATTTTCCATTATATACTTGTGTCTAAGGTTGGTTTTGGTGGCGTATCATTTTCTATACTTATACCACCATCGTTATCAGGATTGATCATTTTAAGTAGATTTTCTGCTTGTACTTTAAGGTAGTAAGTATTACCATCCGTAGTAGAGATAGCAGAATATCTTTTTAAGTCATCTGGAACGTCTGTGTCTTTTACAATCTTTCTAATAGTAACTATTTGAGACGTATTTATCCATATTGGTATTTCAAAAAAGGAATTCTCTTCTAAAGAATCCCCTTCAGCCATTAATAGTGAAGTTTTTATCCACATAAAATTAAGTTTTAGCAAGGGCTGAGGGAATCGAACCCCCGCACGCCTTTTGGAAGGGCGTGTTCAGCGATTTTGAAGATCGGTTAGTACCCAGCTACTGTAGCCCCCGTAAAGCCGTTATGGAAGTTCCCTGAATCTTACGACTAGGGAACCGGGTCCATAAACGACTGTTATCAGTTTTTCCCGCTGTAATTTAAATACTAGGGCGGGACCCTGTATCCTTCTCTTTTCTGGCAAAAGTTAAAATGAAGGCTTCTATACCACGACTACCCAATAAGTTCAGGTTTATCAAATCCCCATGCTTCTAATGTAGCTTTAAAAGGAGCACCTTCTAAATTATAGACTATGGAGAGCATTTCTCTAGCAATTTCTCTTATCTCTTTTTGAGCGTGATCATCCATCCTTTGATTAATAAAATTATGAAATGACCGCATATTAAACATAACATCCGCTGTTATCTGAGAATTATAAGTCTTAAAAAATCTAGCTGTTTCTTTAGCTCTTTTTCTACCAAGAACTGGTGTAAGTTCTTTAACAGCTTCATGATAATAAACATTCCCAAGTTTTGTATACTCCTCTAATATAGAGAGAAGATCTTTATGGAATCTTTTAGACTTAATACCCTTCCAATCTTCTGGTAGATAGTATTTATCTTCTTTAAGTTCTTTATATCTAGCTGACTCAGCATTAATAGAGGATATTCTATGCTTTAATAAATGTATATGTGAAGCAATATCCGTAGTAACTAGGAAATGAACAATTCCCTTTTCAAACGGAGATCCATGTGGAACTGGGTGTGCATCCCAAAGCTGTTTAATTAAAGCGGGGATACGTTCTTTCTTTTCTGGGGTTAAATCTCTAGATGTAGACGTCCATGCAGAAAGAGCTATTACTTCATCTGAACCATAGTAACCTATAAGTTCAACTTTATTTGTGGAGGCGGCGGGAGTCGAACCCGCGTCTTCAGTATTACTTTTCATTAACCTTTAAGTGTGATTTAATTTAAGCGTAAACTAATTCTAAAATTTCTACCTCTTGAGAAACGTAGCTGGTAGAGTTCTCCGGCACTATAAGTGCATCTGCGTAAGAGTTGTCATTTATTGTTATCTACTTAAGGCGTAGACGACCTTCATCACAGTTAATGTAAGCACTATATACCAAATCAATACCAGGCGCCCCCATAATAGTGGTGAAGAACACCACTAAATTTCTCCTTTTTCAGAAGCAGATTCCTCTAAATCTCCATGAGTTTTAGTTTGACGTTCTTTAGCTAACCGCTCTAAAATAGATTCATACTGATCCCATAATTTGGGGGTATTTGCAACCATCTTATCTTTAGCTTCAAAGGTATCTAAAGAATAAGGTATAGAGGAAATAAACTCATCTCTTTCATGTAGCGTCTTTTCCCATCTCATAAGAGCCCTTTCTACTTTAGTAAGTAGATTATCTTCTACAAAAGAAAGAAGATCAGAGTAGGACTCCCATGAGAAGGAAGGATCAGAGATAAGGTAATCCTTATAAATAAGTTCTTGGCGTTCTTTAGGGGAAAGCTCAAAGAACTTAGAATCAGGGTGCGCGTATAAAAATATTGCTCATAAATGTTCAGAGGGTATTTCTAAAAAATCTTTTAATAGAACTGACAACTCAGGATTAGTAGAGAAAAAATCCTTATGTATATCAAAACTATTTAGGAGCGTCATTTTGAGGTTGCTTCTGTATCAGATCTTTAAACTCCTTAATAAGGGAAACAATTTCTGCAATAGTAAGCATTAGCTCTTTCCAATGGAAAAGTATAGTCATTAGATTCGGCTTACGTAATGCTTGAGGAGCAAGACGAGTTTCAATAGTTACCAATCTATTAAGTGCTTCTTGAGCAATTGCTTGCATTTGATTGGTCTGTTGTTTAGCAGTCTCAAGTTCTGCTTTAGTGTTTTCTAATTCTAGTGCAGTTTGGTTCATCTCTAAATATATTGGTGATTCTTCTAAAGAAGAAGTGTTTTCTACAACTTTAGGAGTTTTATTAGCTTTTGGTTTATTTTTCATCTTTAATAATAGCTTCTATAAGTGAAGTAGGTATAGATATATATCCATCAAAAGAAAGGATCTTTGTTGAACGATCAATAAAGAATTGATACTGGGGGGAAACAGCGTGAGTAGATACATATACCCTATCACCTACTTGTAAATCAGTATTCTCCTTAGAAAGGAGATCTTTAGCGTGGGGGGATATAGAAACTACAGTACCTTGTGAAAGATAAGTAAGATCAGAAGCTTTAGCTTTAAGCTTACCTCCATCTGTCTCCTCATAAGTAAACTGAGGTATCAATAACCCCGATGAAGTAGTAGTGTGCTCTGGTTCCTTATCTAGGAGTACAAGAACTCTATTACCTATAAGATTAATATTAGTTAACATATACTTCAATAAGTTTTGAGAGTGCTTTTTCTGTTTGTTCTTTAAGAGAAGAAGAATCAGTAGTCTTAAGTAGTTCTGTAAGTGCTTTAATAGAAGCAATATGAAACTCTCTTTGTGAATTTACTTGTTGAACAGTCTCTTGTGGAAAGACTGGAGTGTTTTTCTGTGCCATAATTAATGATGCCAGGAACCAAATCGTTCCTTATAATTTTTAGATTTATAATATTGATAAACTTGATGCCTTATCTTAAGGGCTGATTGAAACAATTTAACTTCAGTGGGGAATCTATTCTTACGAAGCTTAATAAAGAGATGCCTCATCATATTCCTAAATCCTCCAGGCTTAAGTACTAAAGAACCTAAGTCTTCTAACCTAAATCCTACGTACCTAATATTCTTATAATTATCAGAGATAACTTTAAACTGAAAATAAATAACATGTTTTACTTTATCCTCAGGCATCTTAAGTAGAAGGGAAGTCTGCTTAATCAGCGGCTCTATTGAGGAGAGTAACATTAAATTCTTTTGTGTTTAAAAGTTTCTTTATAGTGGGAGTGTAATCAATAAAGTTATCTTCATCTCGATATAGATACCCTTTAGAAATAAGAGAGTTAACTTTAAGGGAAAGATTCTGCTTTGTCATCTTAGGAGTATAAGACTCAGACACTAACTTACGAGCCTTATAAGAGAAGGGATAGAACCTGTGAGTATCTGGTAAGGACATGAACCTCGCTAAGAGATCAGCCTCTGTATCGGAGATACTTTTATCCTCAGGAGAGAACAATCCTATTACCCTAAGTGTGTTGAACAGAAACTCTTTCGTATTGTCTGAACTTACATTCATCTTCATTTACTTTAATTTACTGCAAAGATACGAAATAAAAAGGGAGATGTCAAGTATTTACTAAAATATTTTTAAATTATTTTGCGAGATTTATCGAGCATCTCAAGCTCCCCCTTGGGGGATGAGATTTAAGAGCTCAGGGGGACGGATACAGCTCTGCCCTTCCCCCTTAAAAATAAGGAGGTTAGGGCACCAGGTTTCCGGCCTGGTGGGGGTTTATTTTAAAGCTTAAGGGATGCCAGTGCTACCATCTATAAACGGTTACCCGATGAAGTGTGGATGCCTCGCCGTATAAGGTATTATAGTACCAAAGGCGTTAGCGAAATATAGTGCCCTACCAGAACCACTTCAATAACATCACATTCTATTCTTTAAAACATTTTCTCCGCTATCGGGGACAATTTCAACTTTCTTCAAGTCTATTAACCCGACTTCTAAACCCAGGGCTACTTTTTGCATTGGTGCCTGAGGGTTGACACAGAATTCTGATGGATTCGTGCGGAAGTACAAATATACAAAAAAGGGAAATATGGGTGTAAAATAATATTAGTAATTACTTTACTCATTACTATTTGGAGATATAACGAGTTTAGGATGAGAGAGAAGTTTTGAGAGAGTTATATGAAATTGCTTTGGAAAATTAATAAGATCCAAATAAAAATAATCATATATATCCTTATTCATAAAAGAAATAAGAGAATCTACATTATCTGAAAAAGTAGATACCGAATAAAAATTCTCTAAAGAAGGCCCTATCCTAAGACGATAGTTTCTAGAGTGTGGTCCATGAAACTCAAAGGAGGGTACGATTTCTAAACTATTGGCGTTGCGCATTTCTTTGTTGTATTAATTTTTCAACATAATTGGCTGCATCTAAAAGTTCTTCTTGTAAATGCAAAAGAAAGTCATCTGTATTATTCTCAAAGAGTGTAGTATTATATTTAGAAATACCAGTAGAAGATCTTTGATTAAGCTTTGATATTACAGATAAAACAATTGGGTCAGTGGTTAGTGCTGTCATACATTATCTATATAATTTGTGTTCATGTTTTGTAAAGTTTATACAAAGATACAACATTTGAGTGTGCTTTGTCAAGTATTTCGATAATTATTTTATGCCCCCCCCCTTCTTTTTTTACAATATTGATGGGGTAGGTATACCCCCCCCTAAAATATATACGCGCCTAAGGGACACTAGTCCACAACAGAATACCCCCGCTGCGCTTTTGTCGGAACAAATGGGGTAGTGGCTCAATCTTCTTTGATTATGTCAGACTCACTGGTGA